GCGAAACAGCTCCGGCAGAATGGTTATTTCCTGCTCCTTTATAAATCTGAACTCCTCCAGTTGTACCCGGATACCCCCCTGTGTCATATCGAATGATGACTCCGCTATATGGTCTGCCAGCCGCCTGATTCGGATTTGTCCAGTTAGCTATGATCCTTCTTCCAGAATAGGCGGCTACGCTAAAAGACAGTAAGCTGTTGACCGTCATCTCGCCCTCTACTACCTCATCATTACTGTCCCGGGTCACAGTTTTTTCTCCCTTTAAAACGTGCGCTCGTGTTATTGTCACATCTTCTGACGTAACCCCTCCTCCGCCAGTTCCTGTCATCAAGATATTTCCCATATGCTCCACTCTCCTTTACACTTTTAATCCCACGATGATATCCGTAGCTGGTTTCTTATAGACCTTGAATGTCGCTGTTCCCGCACCACAGGTACCTGTCCCAGCAGCCACGATGGAATACGCCTTGCTATAAGCCTGCTGGACGTCCAGAGGCGCCCCATCCGCAAGCTGGCTGACTAGCAGCGGAGTATCCTCTGCCATAATCCCCTGCGCTTGAACAGTCTGTATATACGGGGCAGATTCGCCAGTCCATCCAGCGGCGGCAAGGGTAACGCGGATCGGGGCACTGTTAAGGCGGTTGACGGCCTCGTTGGTGGCGTTGATGTGCTCAGCCCCAAACTTGTCCCCCTGACGGGTATATTCCGTTTCATCCACTGGCGTTACCGTTCCATCCTCATTTTCATTAAGGCGAATCTTTTTCTGCTCAAAAAGAGCGTCCACAAAATCTGTTTTCAAAGCCATGTATTTACATCTCCTCCCAACGTCATTTCCAAGGTTGGCCTGCTGTCTATGCCTGACCGGATATTCAGGTATATTTTCAGACAGGCGCTTTCAATCCGGTTCAGCTCCTCCCAGCCAATAAATGGCTGATTCTCACTGTATGTCTGCTTTACTCCAATCTCAAAAGGATATGTACCAGTGCAAATATGCTCCAGATTATCCTCGAACCGGTTAATCTCATCAGCATAAAACCCATAGTCCTGATAGGTCTTATCCTGCCCCATATCCTCAAATTCAAAATCCGGCCAAAGCTTCAGAGCCATGGCCCGGATCTCATTAAGATTGCCCTTAATCCGGTTGTAATCCTGAATGTTGAAAAAATCACTTGCCTGCCAGTTTGTTTTTGGTTGTTGCCACATAGCTCATATCTCTCCTTGCCTTGATTGTCCCGGACAGTGCTCCATTGTATTTTAGGGTGTGGTCTGTCACTCGGATCAGAAGATCCGGCACATACTTATTTTCCAAAAATGCAATGTCATTGGCATCAATCCTCGGTTCTCCCCGGTACTGTAGGTTATATTCCCGGTCAGCCTTAAGGTAATCCCCGATCCAGTCGGCCAGATCAGCGGCATGAACCACATCAGATACCAGAGGATTTTCCCATGTTTCCAGACTGCCCGTGGGATTAAGCTGGCGGCTGACCTTAGCCTGTGTTACCACATATTCTTTGCCGCTTATTACAACCTCTGCCGCTCCTGTAACACCCGTGAGGGCCACAGTCGCATAGTAAGCACTGCTCTCCACTATTCTCACTTCCTGCCCTTCTTGTGGCTCCGTGAGGACTGCTGATAGTCCATAGGAAGGGTTGGAGAAATAGAACGTATAATAGTTGTCCTGCGCTGTCAGGCTAATCGTCTCCCTGATCAGCTCCTGCACTTCTCCATTCCCCTCACTGTACAAAGTTCGTAATACCTGCAGCTCTTTCACTCGGGCCAGCTTGGTTCCTTCCGGTGTTTTAGTCAGCTCCACACCGTATTCCAGAATATAATCTGTGCTATCTCCAAAAGTGATCTGATCAAGAATCACACGGTTATTTGGTGCCCCCTTGGTGAACTCAATCACCAGCCGGTCGAACTCCGGGAACTCATGGTTGATTACTGCCGTCTGCGTCAACCTACTGACCTCATAAGCCTCTCGAATCTCCCCATTGTTATAGGAATGGAATATTACCGTATCCGGCCAGTTGTGTCCGAATACCAAGGTAATCCCGAAACACTTATAAGCCGCTTCCATCGTGAGTGTGACTGTTGGGTTGTTCTGGAAGGCTCCGTTTTCATCCGCTGCCGCATCAGAAACATAACCTGTATTGAGGTATATTCCAGAAGGAGACTGCCGGGGAAGAAAATACACGGTTTCTCCTGCTGTAGAATAGTCCTGCCCTGCCAACGCATACTCATCACGGGCTCCTATGTCCTTGCTTAAGATTGTATCGACATGAGAGAAATATGCCTCATCCTCTGACGATGCGGACATCTCCGGCACAAAACTGGACTTAATGTATATTTTTCCGGCCCTATCCTGATATAAGATGCAGCGGCCTGCGTTGGCAATCAGCTGAAGCGCTTCCTTGTGGGTCACAACCGGAATCGGGTTCCTGACAATAACTGCTTTGAGGTAGGTATCAACTCCATATTCTCTTGGATCAGCTCCCGCATCTGTGAATACATCCACCGCCAGATCATACAGGCTAATTCCCTCCGGGTAATACTGTCCCCGATAATAAGTACCGTCCATGCTGTCAAACCGGTCGGATGCGCTTAGGTTCAGTTTCTCGTCATCCGCAGACCACTCTTTCAGTGCCAGGTTAATTCCTGGTATCCATTCTATAGTCCCGTCATCCAGTTCCTGCCCGTACAGCGCTTCTATATCCTGCCCCAGCTCAAAAAAGTTGACACTGCTCTCATCGTTCTCCACATCAAAGGCCCGGTCCTTATTGCTGACCGTCAAGCTAAAATCGATCGTAGGCAATTCCTCTGATATCGGGCTGATATGCTCCTTTTTCGTGGCCGACAGAATCTTGCGGCTGTCAAAATAGATACCGATCCCCATAGTGATCTGGTTAATACGGAACCGGCTCTTCCCATTAACCATTCTGGACGGGGAGAACCTTAAGAATGTGGCCCCTTCAAAGATCTCCTCCGTTACATAATGACCGTCTGCGTTGTCTGTGACCTCTACCGTATGATTGTCGGACACAATAGCAAAATCAACCGGATATGCCTTCCCAAACTCTACAGTCAGACCCTTGATGTCATATTGGACTGGAAAATGGATCTCAATATCTCCCAGAAGATCCTCAGTCACAATCCCCTGGTTAAGAACCACCGCCCCAGCCTCACGAGGAAGAAAATACATAGATCCATCCACCTGCGTATAATTCTCATCGCAGGTACTATACAGCTCCTGTACTTTGTAATTATCCATAGGTTTCTTAAGGTTGGAAAAATATGTATACCGAACTGGATCTGGAATATATGCCGATGCCTGCGCCTCCTGATTGATAAGTCCAATCGTAACCCGCAGATGTGCCAGAGGATTGCGCCATTTACGGCGCATGACCTCCTTATATTTACTGCTTGCTGCCTGCATTATTCAATCACCCCGCAGTCTACCAGATTAACCTTGCAGTCCTTGTACATAGTTGGAAGCCCATCTTCATCCTCTTCCCACACTTTAGCTGTTCTGTTCCCAGGATACATCCTCTCTGTTTTCCACCCCCCTGTTTTCATATCCGGGAACTTGACCGTTACCACAAATTCGTCAAATTCCCGGAGAATACTTCCCCATGTGGCAGCATCCAGATAAGACCACTGTAAGCCGTCTATTTTGTCCTGATCCCGACCTACCCTCTGCCCCACAAACTCTCCCAGGGCGTTTTTGCCCTGGTTGACATTTGTGGCAATGGTAAGTCCCGGCCCCTGGTCATAGGATGGGTATTTATGACCGTTAATGTAGATTGCCATGCCATTCCCTCCTTATGTTGGTCTAAGTTTGTAGCCACTGCGTTTCTCCAAATCCGCAAGCTGCTTCTTGATCTCCCTGATATCCACATAGACCGTTAGATCCATCTGTTCAATCAGCTCTATGATCTTCCTTAACAGGTCTACCATAACAGCAAGATACTGATCGCTCATGCCGCTGCTGTTGCGTGAGGACATTGCCACCGCCCGGTCTACCATTTCCTGCATCTTATCCTCTGGTGCTACAATCTCACCATAATGCCGGTTGTCACCGATCATGGCAAGCTGGGGTGTGTTAGCGCGGACAAAACCGCCTTGTGCCAGACGTGGAAGGCTGATGCTTGGAATATTAGGTATCAGATCCGCACCAATTCCTGGAACCTTATCCGCTACCTCATTCACGGCATCAATCATAGCGTTAATAGCATCAATTACACGGTTCGCCATGCTCTCAACGCCACCGATAATCATGTTGATGATGCCCTTGATATCCGCCCAGATTCCATCCCAGGTCTCTTTGGTTTTACTTCTCACAGTATCCCAAATGCCTGTGATCGCATCCCTCATGGCAGTAAACTTCTCATCTACTGCCGTCTTGATCGTATCCCACAAAGTCCCCAGGGTAGTTTTAATGCCCTCCCAGATCTCGGATGTGGTAGATTTGATGCTTTCCCAGATTGTACTGATCGCATCTTTAATGGCTGTAAACAAAGTCGTCGCAAGGGATTTCAGCCAGTTCCAAACGGAATTGAGGAGGGATTTTATGCCGTTCCAGACAGTGGTTGTAATATTGGAAATCGCTGTCCATGCGAGATTTACCGTGCTTTTTATTATTTCAATAGCACCTGATACGATTTCTTTAAGTGCATCCCATATTCCGGAAAAGATTTCTTTGATTCCTTCCCATGCCAGACTCCAGTTGCCCGTAAACACACCCGTTATGAAATCAATCAGTCCGCCAAATATTGTCAACAAGCTTCCAATGATTCCAGATACCGTTTCCAAGAACACAAAGAAAGTATCCGTAGCAGCTTGTAAAGTAGAAGCTACCGCAGGAGCCACATTAGATATAAACCATTCGATGAATGGCTGTAAAATTCCTTCCCATAGCTTCGTTATAGCATCGGCTACTTTTCCACCAAATTCTAAGAACTTATCAATCAGCGGGCTTAAATGCTGATCTTTAAATTCAATGAATTTATCCGATAAATTTTGCAGTACTGGCAGAAAGTATGTGTTATAGACATCAAGCAACAGAGTGCCAATCTCTGTGAATCCTTGCTTAAACGCTGCCATCATGGGAGCTACATGGCTGTCATATGTGGTCCCGACTTTTTCAAAGGTCTCAGAAATAAGGTCCTTAATTGCGGAAAATACAGGCTCTACCGCCCCAAACGTATCCTCTAGCGTAGTTCTGATGTAGTCCGCATTTTCTACGAATGGAGCTGCAATAATATCCAGAATATCTACCGCAAATGTTCCTGCTAATTCCGAAACCCCCATAAAGGATTCAGAAAAAATCCCTATGACATCAGCGGTAATTTGCTTTGCGCTGTCACTCCGGAAGGCTGAGAAAATTGTATTGACAGCCTTGGAAAAATCACCTGTAATCTGAGCAAGCCGTGAGCCGATATCAAACATTGATACCAGATAATCCTTAATCCGCTCTGTGTTCTGCTGCAAGTACAGACTGATACCGCCCAGAAGATTATCTGCTATGGTTACACCGATCCCCGCTACTGATCCGGCCACCTGCCCCAGACTAAAGGAAAACTGATCTGCAAAGGAATTTGCAGCTGTCAGCACCTCCGGGGCTGTGAATATCTCTCCCAAGCTCTGCTTGATACGATCAACAGATGTAAGGATGTTATCAAATACCGTAGTATCCCCAAATCCATCCCAAAAGCCAGCTGTAAACAGATTTTTAAGTTCCTTGGCCCTGTCGATCAGTGCCTGGTACTTACTGTCCATGGCGTCCATGGCGGAGGTATCAACCTCCCCCATGTCGAACTGATCTGCATCATACCCGCCGGCAGCTCCGCCACCCGACCCACCACTATCTGATCCAGTATCAGGACTGATGATGTTCAACTCATCAATCCCTGTAGTGATACTTTTCATGTCCTTGGCAGCTTTTTTTGCGGCGCTTCCTGCTCCACCTGCAGCAGCATTAGCCTTATCTGCCGACTGTGCCACAGCCTCCATCCCTGCAGCGGCTGCACTGGCTCCTCCGCCCGATGATCCCTTGCCGGTAATCATTTCCGTAAAAGCCTTAAAAGCGTTTGCCAGGCTCATCAGCTTACCAATAATGGTATTGATTACCTTAATAACCGGCGTCAGGACGTTAATCAGGCCCTGGCCGATTGTGGCTTTCAGTGAATCAAACTGGAGTTGTAAAACTCTTACCTGATTCGCCCATCCGTCAGAAGTCCTGATAAAATCACCGGAAGCCAAGGAAAGCTGATCCTGCACAAACTTATACCGCAGGGCCACCTTTTCCATCTCAGACATTTTGGCCGTAGTCTTACTGTATCCATTTGCCAGTGCATACGCATCAAGGGCGCTTTGAGTCATAACCACGCCCAAATCCTTCAGGGATTCCGTTTCACCCGTAAAGACAGATTTCAGCTTAGTATAGGCCTCATCCTGGCTGATGTTATAGAAAGAGGCTACATCCCCCGCCAATCCGGTAAGGGTTGTAGCCATCTCATAGGCAGCTTGTTCACTGAATCCGAATGCTTTCGCCATGGCCCCGGATGTACCGGCGAACTTTTTCGCCATGGTTTCCGATAATCCAAAGGATACCACAGCGTTCTTAGCGAAATTATCCACCTGCTTAGACATCTGGGGAAATGTTACATCTACTACGTTCTGGACTTCCTGGAGATCTGACCCAAGACGTAAACAATCAGCTCCAAAATCAACCAGTTTTTTTACAGAAAATGCTGCTCCTAAGGCAATCCCTATTTTTTTTAGTGCCGGGCTTAAAGCGCCAGTAAGATCTCCTGCTGTGTCTTTGGCTTGCGATCCAATACCTCGTATGCTCTTTTTAACTTTCTCAGAAGATGATTTCCCATTTCGTTCAATCTCCGACCATGCTTTTTTCATGGCTTCAGATTGACTCATCCCCTGCTTTCGGTAAACCCAAGCGATAGATGAGGCTTTCGACTTTGCACTCTTTTCGCTATCGTTCAAAATAGATTCTATTTTTCGTCGAGTTTCATCAGCAGAAGCATCGACTTTTCTGAAAGCCCCAGCCATCTCATCGCATGATCGCTGGCATTTTTGTGCTGAATTTGAAAAGGCCTTCTCAAAATTAGACTTTACTCTCCGGGACGCATTATCTACTGCTGTCTTGATTTTTCCTAAATCCAGCGATATGTCAAAACTAATGGACGCATCAGCTGCCATATGTACCACCTGCCTCTATCTGTTACTCAGACATCGGCACATGATGGCACTACTTGTCCGGCTGTATATCTACCTCGAACTCTCTCTTACAATCCCGACCCTTACACCGTACAAAAATTCCTTTTGCACAGGCATCTGGATCATAATAGATTGGCATCCGGTATCCGCAGTATGGACACCGGATCTGCTTTCTTACTTTTTCAATTTCCGCCACCTCCTAACCGCACATGGCCGCAAGCATACGTTCCAGATCAGCCATACTCTGCTCAAAGGTTTTCTCATCCATCGTTTCAGCTCCCCGGTTTCTCCATTCGTCATAGATCCGGCGCTGATCCTGCGAAAAGTGTTTGATAACATTCTTATCTGTTTCAGACCGGATGGCCACCACCCGGCCCAGAGCTGTCTCCGGGGATAATCCGGCGATCAGTGCCTTAAATTCATCCCAGGAAACCGTCTCAAAGTCTTTTGTCCTTATTCTCAACCCGTACTGCGACAGAAAGCTGGAAACGATCAGATCCCAGTCCTCAAAAAGGTCGTAGTACGGGTCACTGCTCTCCCGGCTTGTTATCTTCTCCCAGAACCAAATTAAAGGCTTCCTGTACCACAATAATCAGATCGTTAAAGTTTAACTTCAATTCCTTTTCGATTACATCCCGTGACGCCTGAGGAAAGACAAGCTCATAAGCATCAATGATTTCCTTTGTTCCCGAATCATCATTGGACATAATTCCCATCACCTTAAGCATAGTCGGGGCATCTGTATTAACTTCCAATTCCTTTCCCTTGATTACAAGGCAGGGATTCTCATCAAAGCTTAATTTTTCTGTAATATCTACTCTTCTTGACATTCTTTTTTCCTCCTTCTGTTCAGCCGCCTACTCCCGGAGCCGGCGTAAATTCCGGCTTGCCGTAACACGTCACCTCAAACTCAAGGGTATCAATATTCGTGGTATCTCCACCTCCGGGTGTGGTTACATTGACAACTACAGTACAGGCCAGCTTTGCGCCGGATACCATGACCCACTCAAATTTCGTCATAACATCCTGCCCGAATTTCCATGCAAGCCCCGCAATGTAGTCATTTCCGGGATCACCCACAGATCTCTTCCCCTTAAAAGCAAATGACAGCTTCTTTCCTGTCATAGCCGACTTGGCCCAGCCTTTTGCGTCCATGGCATACCATTCCTCTACTGTTCCATCAATAGATGGGGCAAAATTTTCGAGATCTGCTGGTACTACCATATCCTCGTCAGCGCTGGTACTACCTTTAGTCCCAAATTTAAACTCGTTGTTGTGTACCGGATAGACTTTAGCCTCTCCTGCCATCTCTTTTCCCTCACTTTCTCTGATATACGATATCCAACCATATTACATATTCGTACACTCCGTTATCATCTGTCCCTACCGGCTGAGGTTCCGGTACCTTAAGGCTGATACAGATAACATGGGTGCCGCCCATTGTTAAGTTGGATGCATTTCTAAGTTTCTCAAATAATTCATAGGCCGCCTGCTCAGAGGCCCGCACATCCTTATCCCAGTGAATCAACAGGGATATGTGACGAATATCATAAGTGCTGTACTGAGAGCCTCCCAGCGCCGTTACAGGCTGCCCGGAAGCCTTGCGGGGATATACGCCTACAGAATGATCCTTTTTGTTGTCCATCTTGCCGATGTATACCATGTTGTACGCCCCAAGGCCAGCTATGTATCCTTTGATATCATCTAAGAGCAGCATCACACGTCACCTGCCTTTTTATAGAATTTTTTGAAGGCCTCTTTTGCAAAATCCTCACTGATTCCACCAGGCAACCATGGCTCATACCATTCGCCACCAGCAAACGGGTTTTCGTCTGTCTGAAAGTTGTATTCCGGATGGTAGTACAGCCTCCGGGCATAGGGTGTGCTTATTACCAGTGATACCTTTCCCTGTGAAGATTCACTGTAATCCACAAAGGTTGCGTCTTCCTGCAAATGGCCTGTATCAAATGGCATGACCTGCGCCTGCACAACCTCCGTATGCAGGGCCTCTCCGGTCTTTTCCAAAGCTGTCACTGCCGCCTGTGTAAGTTCATTGATCCTTGTCATATTCAGTTTAACTGAAGATTTCACCTGCATCAGATCACCTCTAGGCGGCAATAGTTGACCGTCCCATCTGGGTTCCGCGCCTTACTTCCCCGATTGATCCGGCGCGCCTCGCCGAATACAGTCACTGTTCCGCCGCTTAAGGTCGGCCAGTCTGGAGCAATATCCCCAGGGAACAGGGCTGTTCCTGTGATCTGCACCATCTTCTTTTCATCCGTGAGCACCGTTCTGGCACCGTCCTGAAAATTACACAGAAGGTCGAGATCCAGGACCTTCTCCGGTTGTCCGTATTCGTTAGTTCCCTCGGATTCCAGATGTACATGGATCTCGGTCTTACACAGTCGTTTTGGCACCAAACAGGGATATTTCATACAATCACCTCAATATCCGGCAGCATTGGCCGGTCTGACACAACAAGGTGTACACATCCCTTTTCATGGCAACACCATGTTCCGTGTACACATTCCAAGAGCTTCCAAATTGGGCCGATACGCCGTTGATACTGTAGCTTTGCAGAATTGTGTTAATCTCGTCCGCATTCTCATACTCAAAATCTGCCTGCTGGCAGACCACCTCCCGGATCAAATCCTGCTGAAACGGTGTAAGATTGGAAATTCCCTGGCCCACAATCCGGTTGAAGGTCAGGGAATCAATGTGGCGGGATGCCTGCCGGAGAGCGCTGGAAAGCTTTTCCTCCGGGATCAGGCTCCCACCATACTCGCGCAAATAAAAATCAGGCGTAGCGTATGGCTCATATGCCATATCACTCACCTGCTTTCCTGGGCGGAGACTTTTTGCTGGGTGCTTTGAGTTCTTCCGATTTTTCGGACGTTTCCGCATTTTCGGACGTTTTCACGCTTTCAGATTCTTCTACTGTATAACCATGTTTCTTAAACCAATCTAACAGATATGGTTCATCTGTTTCCCCTACTCCGCCACAAAACGGTACTGATGCCGATACTCCGGTATAATCTTTGTTTGGACTATATACCTTCATGTCTTTCACCTCCTACTTCACTTTGATGTTACGGAATACGCCTGCCGCCTTGGATGCTTTCAGGGCAATGGCTGCATTCATTTCCACTTCACCCTTCTTTACGGCTCCAGCAGTAGAAAAATCAGGAAGCCAAGTCTGAACAGGTGCCACACCCGCAAAAGATACCGCGTGCAGACCATCAACAGCTAAACGTGCTACATAGAGAGAGGTTGTTCCTGCATCGTTATCAATGCCAACTACCTCATCATTGGTTCCAGGCTTTGTCTTCATATCCACAAATGGGATACTACCATAACTCTCTACCTGATTTCCCCAGTTGTCTTTTGTTACCTGGTACATACTGGCACGTCTCGCACAGGCACGGATCTTAGAAATCAGTTTGTTGTTTCCCATAATACAGGACGGAGTACCATCCAGACCGCCAAGGAATTCATCCAGCATATCCAGAAAATACTGGTAATTCTGTGTAATCAGTTCTGAGGTAGACAGATCGATACTTCCGGTTTTGTTGTACTCTGTGCTACTTCCTGTCAGCGCCTTATCCAGACCATCAAAGGCCTTAGAATCTTTTCCTACATCGCCATTGATGAAAGTATCATTAAACAGTGCCTGCGCCGCCTTAATCTTCTGAGCCTGCTGCAGCTCTACCTCGCTTACAATACCACCCATGCTTGCAATCACACGGTCAATCTCATAAGATCCACCAAATACCTTGATTTCAACCGTATGACGCTCCTTGGTTACCTCAGACGGAGTGTATTCTTTGTTGATTTCACGGAACTGTGCGGTCGGCTGTGTCTTAAGACGGGTATAGCTATAACTTGGCGTTGACCCGCCGCCAGTTGGCGATACTGCATCGTCAAATGGGATATGCTCCAAAATCCAGTTGGATTTCTGGAACTCATCAATTACGCCCATCTGCAGGTCATCCTGCACATTCTTTTTTGCTTCTTCAAGTGTAACTGCCATTATTTTTACTCTCCTTTCTCATCTGCGCCCATGCCTAATTTGGCTGCGATTGCTTCCTTCATTGTCATGCGGCCGCCTTCTCCACCATTGCCCCCATCCGTGTCCTTAGCTCCCATCGGGAAGAACCCTTTCTTTGCAGGCGGTTTCTGTTCCGCCTTGAACAGGAATGGTTTATTTTCTTTCAGAGCCTTTACCTGCTCATCCAGACCGGTTACTTTTCCATCTTCTCCAAGAATAAGCTTGTTTCTGTCAACCAGTCCCGCTGCCAGATCGCTATCCTGCGCAGATGCGGAGATAGCAAGCTTAATGGCGTTCGTCAGCTTAAGATCCGTAATCTCTTTCTGATGCTCCAGATCCTTCTGCTTAATCTGATTCTGGAAGTCTGTGATCTGCTGAGTAAGCGCTGCATTGTCCCCAGCGGTTGTTTTTAAGGCTTCCAACTGGGTCTTGTAATCATTGACTGATGTTTCCAACTGCTTACGCTGCTGTTCTGTCTGGTCATATGTGTTCTTTGCCACATACTCCTCCAGCTCCTTTTCGGATTCTTCTGCAGCCTTCTTGGCGAGAGATTTTTCAATGCCAAGGGCTTCAAACTGTTCCTGCGTCATTGTGTTACCTTCCTTTCTTCTGGTTCTTTAACGCCTGCCGGAAAAAGGCATAAAAATAACACCCAGGCCCCGCCTGCGTGCTTATGACTAATTCTATAACTTGCTATGACTACAATTTTACGCTTTCCATTACTGCCCGTGCTTCCAACACAGCGATATAATCCGTCATAGCCTTTACCTGCATATTGTAGGTACTTCTGGGGCAGGTCGGCTCAAAGTCCAGCATATCCTGATCCCACTTATCCAGCATAGCTTTCAGTTTGCGGTATCGAATCACAATCTGATAATACTCGGCCCTAAAGCGTTCCTTGTAATCTGGACTGCTCATCATCTCAGCTGTATCATCTAATCTCATTTCTCTCTTGCACTCACTCATCTCTTAATCTCCTTTCCGCACTTAACGCACCGCCGCACATACCCGCCAGCCTCCCGGCTCCAATGCTTACGGTACCTGTGCTGACAGCGCCTCTGCCGAAATCACCGAATCATACATTCAATCAATTGCCTCACCTCCCTGTTGCGACGTCGCACAACCTAAAAACGCATACAAAAAAACCACCGGCCATTACTGATTGGTGGTTTTAAATGCGTCCTTCTTTTTTCAGTTTTTCGATTTCCTCCGGTGTAAGTTTCCGAGGGTTGGTCGGCATTGCTACTCTATCCTGAAATGCCTTATAAGCCTCTTTCTCTTTCTTTGTCATCTTCATATAATCACCTGCAATTCAATTACATTTTCTTTCTTTGATATTACCCTAAAAATAGTTCCTTTGTCAAGCAGCAGTTCTCTTTGTTTGGGATACTTACTTATAGCCTCAATATATGCTCCCCCGCTCCCTTTAGGAATATAAATAACCACTTTATATGGCTTTTCAAGAGCTGCTCTTTTGGACACTGAAGTACTGATAAACTGTTCTTCTATGATTAAATCATTTACTTCAAATCCAGAATATAAATCCACATCCAGATTCCTGTACGCAATAACATCGCGTTTAATCCTACTTTTATTCAATGCACTGCTTATAATATCTGCATAGATTCTCAACTTTTCATCTTCCGGCAAATCTCCCCGGAGCATAGCATTTAATCTCTCAAAGAATCGGTTGGGCTTTTTATCCCCAGAATTATATGTATACTTCTGGATTGCTCTCTTTTCCTTATCTGTTAACTCTTGAATCCACCCTTCTGAATCTTTTCTTAATATCTGTACTACCTTTCCTGATGGTACAGCTTTAAAATTTGCAAGTGGCCTCTTTGAATCTACATATTCTCCACTGGTCATTCCGCCAGTCTTGAATCTGAGATTTTTCCATTTCCTTGCCTTCATTCCATATTTTTTCTGATTTTCTTCATCCAACGAATACTCCGCCAATCGCTCATACTTCTCTTCCTGCCGCTTCGCATACTGCTGTTTCTGCTCTGTTTCGTATTCCTGTCCGATGGTTTTTAGTTCCTCTTTCGTCCATGTATCATCCGCCGTTGAAATTCCAGGAAAATAGGTTGTATGGCTGTCCTTACACCGGGGATGGTATAGACCGCAACTGATCGCATAGCTCATCAGAGGATACTTTTTCCCGGTTTCGGGATCCATGCCGTCCTCAGGGCCTCCGCTCCACACATCATCGATCAGGACTTTTCCGCAAAAGGGCAGACACTTAGGACAGGGATTTCCACGCTTATTGACAATTACCGTGGATATTCCCCATTCCTGCCGTTTCTCTCCCTCGCCTTGCAGGTATGCCCGCTTACTGGCCGTCCGGATCGCCATATCTGCATAATCTGCCAGCGTATGGCGGGCTCCATTGACATACTGTACGCAGTTAAGGCCACGGGATAACATATCTTTCGTAGCCATATCCACAGCCTTCTCATAGGTTCCTGCGCCTGTATTGGAGTATACCTGAGCGTTGTAGATTGCCTGCCTGTAATCATCCTCTGCCTTTCGCAGGATCGCTGTCTCTGCCTTTTCCATATCGTGGGTAGTAGCCTCGACCAGAGCCTCCAGCTTGCGGTCATTCAGGCGAAAGAACTCCGCTGCCATACCTTTCCTGATCTTCTTGGCTGAGAACCCTTTTTTGACCGCCTCCAGGATTTTTATTTCCTGCTGCATATTCCCCGTCTCTCTGGCCTGCCGGATCAGAAGATCAATCTCTCTATTTATCTTCTGGAACTGTTTCTTGTACTTTTTCTGATTGTGTCGCTTATACTTCTCCAAGGCCTTAAGCTGCTCCGCCTGCCACATAGACCACTCATAACCCTCTTTTGTTTCCTCGGCCCTGTGGCGGTCCATGTTGCGGATCATGGAGGCAATCAGTTCTTTTTCTATCACCCGGAAAGCAGCAACAATGTCATACTCATTCATTCTGATACTTCGCTTTCAAATTCTCAGCAATCCTGGCGCAGCGTTTTCGGTTCTGACAGCGAATGCTATGAGATGCCTTTGGTACTCCATCAAGCCCAGTAAAATCAATCGTATTGATCTCCGCCTCAAAATCCGGACAATAATCACAAAAATCTTGTAGCAGCAAAGTAAATCCTGGCACATCCATAGCAACTACCTCCCATTTGCATATACCTTATAGCCCGCCTCCTTGAATTGGCGAATCAGCTTTTTCAGTTGGGTAACACTATTACAATGATCGAGGCGCATTTCTGCCTGTCCATCCTTTTCAATAGCGTACACTCCAAAAGGAACCTGCTCACTTCCCAGCGCCAGAAGGCTCTTGTACCTTTCCTGATTCACTGCCCAGACCTTTTTCCCTATTGTCACTACCATCTGATCTGCCTCCTTCCGTATTCAGCTGAAAAGAACCGGCGGACTGATTGATCCCCGGCTCCTCCAGCTCTGCAATGCCCTGTTCTGCTTTCAGGCGTTCCACTTCTGCCTCTTTTTCTTCCTGCGTCCATGTGTCTCCGTATAGCTGATCCACTGATGTTTCCAGTGACATAACACCATACTGTTTTGCTTTTCCTACGGTATCCACTGTGGTACCAAAATCAGGAGATGCATATTCCCCGAATTTTACCGCCGGATCATACTCTTCTGGTGCTTTCCCACACATCAGATCGTAACACTGCAATACTGCCCGGATCAGCTTCGGAAGAGTTTCATTCAAAGCATCTACAATCTTATTGCGTACATGAAATGTCACCTTTTCCTTTTCCCTCTGTGACTCGGCATTGTCTGTCTTTTTGAGGTCAATTCCCAATGTGGACGGAGATATGATACCTTGCAGTACCATGTCCAGAAAGCTGGCATAACTGCTGACATATGCCTCATAAGATATCTGTGGCTGCGAAATCTCCACCTGCTGATTGGATTTCTCTGCCATGCTGTCACCGATAGCAATGAAATCGTTGTCGAATGGATTTGCTGGAAGAAATTCTCCCGTTTCTGGATCCTGAGGAATTAAGTTCTGAGGTATGTATCTCTTAATGCGCCCCATGCGGATCGCATCCATCCACTGGCTTATCACCTCGTCCAAGCCGTCCAGTACATCGGTTTTTCCATCAAACAAAGCTTTTCCACGATACCTATACTTGATTGATGAGAATATCTTAATCGGAACTGCCAGCATCAGATCTCCCTCTATCCCGATATCCATCAAGTGTGCTGTTTCTGGAAGCTGCTTCAAGGATGTTTCCCGTCCATATTCATCGTACAGCCTGTACTTGATATATCCGTATCCATAAGTTTCTTCCAGTCGCAGTTCCTTACTTCCAGATCTGTAACTCGTATAGAACTTAATCTCTTTGAGCCGGGAATGGCTGTATACATAATTGACATTTTCCGCATCATAGAACTCAACGATCGGATAGGGACTGCACTCATCCGCAGTAATCTTGAAAGCGCCATCTCCAGACGCAAGCGCCCCAGAAATCCCCTCGCCAATCACATTGTTAAGATCCGCCCCATCAAATATTTCTTTCCATGTTTCCTCGACTTCCAACTGGCCATCGCCGAATGTTACAGCGTCCATATCAGCCAGCACAATATCTCTGTACCGATCCACTACCGTAGATACGATCCCACTGTGCATCTTACGGACACTTCCCTGAGCTGTGGCCGCCCAGAATCTGGCTTTCTCTACATCCCAGCGAGCGGTCTTTTTGAAATACTGCTCCAGCTCTGCACTGTCTCCCCGATACCACAGCTTATTCCGTATCACATCCGCCAGAAAAGTATGGGGTTCTATTATTACAACCTCTCTTTCCCGAGCCGGTTGGATCCGAAAGAGTTTTTTTACAAAGTTCTGTATCCAATTCATCTTTTTCACCCCTTAAAAATCTTACTCTGGTAGGGAATCCATGCATATTGCACGGAGTTAACCATGTGATCGTTTCTGTCTTCTGGTGTGTTGTCCTTATCTTCCATCCAGCTGTAAGAATCCAGCTCTGCAATGTAATTCGTGCAGGTATCTAACACATAGAAACAAGGTTCTATTTCTGCTGCGTCATCATATGCCATCCATCCCAGCTGTGCATTGATACGGTCAATAATCTCCATCTGCTTCCATGCGTTATTAAGCGTATAGATACAGCCGTTCCGGCGCTTATGTTTATTCCACTCTTGCATGGTTGCCTGATCTGCATTATCCAGAAAAGCATTTCTTGACAGGCCCCATTCTTTCTTGTTACGGTCCAGAAAATCAATCAGATTCTGAACCGTATCTGATGGGGCAAGCGGCGTTTCCAATGTGGTGTTGTTGTAAACTTTTTCTGACAGCACAACGCAGCGCCCTTTGTTGGTGATTCCAAGAAATGACATTGCTATTGTATCCGGAGTTTTCTGGGAGTAAGACGTATCAACAGCAGCCGAAAAATACATGAAAAATTCTTTTTTCCTTGGCTCCTCTGGATGCTGTATGAACTGTTGGGCCCATTCCTTACTCTTAACATGATGGGAACGATCAAAGTTACTGAATACCAATCCTGTAGCCTTTCCACGCAGCCCCAGGATCTTATTCTTCCAGATCTTGGTACCCTTAGGCGTGTTGGCTATGATCTTATCTATCTTTTCTTTCGGCAGACCCAGATTATGAACAAAAGAAAAGAACCAATGCACCCAGCCGGGTTTTGGTTCTTCTTTCAACTCATTTCGGATCTCCTGCGGCGTTTCCTCTTCCCACTCCGGCAGAGGCCGGGAACAGTTGATATACTCCCGGTAAACGTCCAGGTTGGGATCGTCTGGGTTAAGAGTAGCCATGAAATAATCACACCGCATGGCTGCCTCACGGACAAAATCTATGTCTGCTGTGTTGATCTCATCTATGTACAGACAACCATACTGACCGCCTAAAGCCTTCTGCCACTTCTTCTTGTCGCCATATCCCATAACATATACAACCTTATCGCCATGGGACGTATGAAACAGAATGTGGGGGATCTTATCATCCTTGGTACCATTACCGTTGTACTCAGCCAGCACGCCAAAATCGTCAATGATTCCCAGATCCTTATTGATGATGTTCTTCTCGGCGGTTCCGGTGTCTTTGGCAGCTATGATGTGCAATTTCTTGGGGGATTCTGCCACCTTAAGCATGAATTTGAACAGGCCTACCGTTGTCTTTCCTGCGGCTGTTGTGCCCTCCAGAAACTCCACAGGAGCGTCACAACGGAGGAACGCTTTGTATTTTTCGGACAGTAACAGGCGTTCTGTGCTCATTATCCATCACCGCCACGCATCTGCTGAATCAGATCGTCCAGCTTGGTCTTTTCTGTTTCCAAAGTACCAGAGACTTCCAGCTTGTCCTTGAACATACCAAGATGACGCCCCAGGAGTTCCAGTGCTTTCTCCTTATCGTTCAGTTTCATCTCAACACCAAACTTCCCGTCTTTGATTCCTGCAATTGCTCTGATCTGGGTCTCTGTTAACTCCTTCGTGTCCCGGATCCGCACCATACCGTTTATAACTTCCGCATAATCCGTAGTTCTGGCAAAGGCAATGGCCGCCAGTTCTTCTATCACCCGATCTTGGGTGACTTCCGTCCTTTTCTGCCGATCCTGCATACGTTCGTCAATATAATCGGCAACCTTAACATTTCTTAACAATCGTACTGCAGCGGGTGCAGCCACATCATCCTTTTTAACTCTCGGATATGCGACCTTGTAAGCCCTGGTGGCATTAAGATCTATCAGGTACTCATCTGCAAATAATTTCTGCTTTGGTGTCAATGCCATCAGACTCACCTCCAATCAATATCTTGTATTTATCCACACATTTTCCACAATATGTTGACAAAAAGAGAGCCCCCGCCAAAGCAGGAGCCTCTCCCAAGGAGAATAACGCATGAAAAAATGAAACTGAATCGTGGGAACCGGAATCGAACCGGTGACCTGCGGCCCATAAGGCCGTCGCTCTTCCGCTGAGCTATCCCACAAAGGAAAAAGGGGACGTCCAGCCCTGGGCCGGAATCCAGAGCCAGACGATTCGGCCGCGGGGCTGTGACACCCGGCGGCCGACTGGGGCTAAGTGTAAGCCGTCGACTGTATGCCTTTGGCTTCCATTATACTGTAACACGGAATAAACGGAATGAACGGAAAATCTATTTAATACCACATTTTTTTAAATAAGGATCCCGTATACATTTTCTTGCGTAGTCTTCCCGATGATCCCCTGTAGCCTTAATTTTATCTGCAATTTTTATCCATGGCAGTCCCTCTATGTAGAACATCTTAAACACACATCGGGTCTGTCCATCCTCAATCGCATCAATCCAGCGTTCCACAGCCTTGCACTTGGCCTTTTTGCTGTCTAAAATCTTCTGCCTGTGCTCATACTTATCCCAGTCAAATCCTACCACAGTCTCCGGTCTTGGCGGATAACAGCGACCATTCAGTATTACACTGTTATCAAATCCGTTATCTCCCTGCCGCATTTCCACCAATTCCGCAGTGAGTATAGGGATTTCTTTTTTCATCTTCCGGTAACTATTCAAAAGTTTCTTGGTTATCTTAATTTTAGCCTTGTCCAACGGTATCACCTCCTGTATCTCTCATCCGGGCATAATGACGTATACGCATAGGCTGGCATCCGGGCTGACCACTCGTCCAGCCTCGGCCCCCGGATCGCCTCTGCGTCACTGGCCGCTACTGCCCGCTCT